GCGGCGGCAATCGTTACACCGGCGGTAGCGGCAATAATCTTCTCGGTCCTCATGCGCTTATAGGCTGCAACAGCGGCTTCCTCTTCTGACATTCCTTTCGACCGATACTCCTCTTCAAGCTTTAACCGATGCTTAGACTTCTCCTTGGTTTCTGCATTCAGCTTTTCCTTGACTTTTTCGGAGCTCAGTTTTTCTTTGGCCCAGTCGACTCGATTGGTCGCCTTCAGCAAATCATTTGTTGCCTTTTCGTTATAGACCATTCCGCCAAGAGTCGCCTTGTTGTATGCGGCTGCGGCGGCCGCCTTTTGCTTCTTTGCTTGCTCGACATTAGCTGTTGCTCCGCCGATATCTGTGTCATATCGCTTCCTGCCCGCGGAAGTCAGGCTGCCGTCCTTGTTCTGATAACGGCGAACGCCCCACTTCATGCCGAGAATTCCATGGTGAGAAAGTTGGTTCACACAGTACCCCCCCCAACAATTTAGTGATTATTCAAATGCGTCCCGGTTTGCCTTGAATGCAATATAGGCATCCATCATTGCGGCCACCGAGTCGATCTTTTCCTCATGCCGCTGCTTGAGCAGCTTGCGGTTTCCGTTGGTATCCTCCATGGCGATGCAGTTTCCCATGGCAAAGGTCATCAGCTCCTGGTCAAAGAGCAGCATCCGCTCCTCCGCCAGCTTCTTCAGTTCGCCCAGAGGGACTGACTCTGTCTTAGCGCCCTGAATGACCTTTTCAATCCCAAACGAGCCGTTTTCCTGCGCCCACCGCTCGATGAATTCCTTGGCATTATAAGGGTCGTATCCGATGCAGCGCACATCGAATTGATTCTCCTCGATAAACCGGTCAAGGTCGTCGTAGACATCCATCATGTCAAGCACCGTTCCGTCCAGCACGATTAAACTACCTTCGTGCATGAAATCGTCGTACTTGCTCCGCAGAGCCAGCGGAAGCTGCATCAGCGTCAGCGAGGAAATGTAGTTGATGGTCTTCACACCAAAGCTTCCGCCGCGAAGCGGAAACAAAAAGGTGAACGCGCAGAAGTCGTCGCCTCTGGAAAGGTCGCATCCGATCGCGCATGGCATTCCGTAAAACCGCTGTATCCGATGCGGCAGGGTTTCCTCATAGGTGAAGTAGTAGGTATAGCCCTCCATCGGAAGACCAAAGCGCTTGGCAAGAATGTCGTTTCTCGCCGCAGGCGCCTTTTCCGCTCGCTCTACATCCAACTGATAAACCTCATAACTTACGGTCTTTCCGATGTTCGGATTGGCCTTGAGCCACATATCAGGGTCGCCGACTTCATCAATGGAGTCCAGCTTGTACCACCAGATAGACACATGCGGGTTGTTGTACTCGCCCTTGAGAATGTCCATCAGCTCCATTTTGATGGTGTCGCCCGGCCCGTTTCGTACCGTACCCTCCGAACTGACCGCAATGATAAGGTAATCGTCATTCTTGGATGCGCCCTGCTCCAAAGCGCCGATTACATCCTCCCGCACATCGCCGGACAGCCATTCATCCACAGTGTTGATACGGCTGTTCAAGCCTTGCAGCTTGTCGATAGACATTGGACGGATCTCAACAAGAGAGCCGTTGAAGAAATTCTCGATGCCCTTCTTGGTCGAAGCCAGCTTGACCCGCTCGGCGCGATTGCCAGTGGTGTTCTGGATAGAGCCTTCCGTCAGGAATTGAAACAGCGGACCTCTCGACCGCAGAATGCTTGTCCGCATCGGCGCGAGGACTTCCTCGGCCTGCCGCATCGTCGGCGAAGTATGCACCTGATGCGTTGTGGACATATCTACATTCAGATAGTAACTCTGGATGTAGGACTCATACTGCGACTTGGCGGCGCCGCGGGCAACAATCAGGTATTGCTTGTTGATAAGCCGTTTCTTGATGGATTTGCGGACGTAGTGCCCGCCGTGCCCATCTTCATTCGGCTCATACACGCTGCGCTCCACAAAGTAATACCAACCAAAGACCTGTTCGCCCCAAAGCTTAAAGCTGTCGAGCAGCTTCAGGTCAGAGCCGTCAGTCAGCGTCAATTCTTCTTCGCAATACTTGATCCAGCCCTCTACCACTTCGCCGTCGTAATAGATGCCCGGGTTGGCGATCAGGTCATCAATTCGATTCATCTCCATGGAAATCTCTTTGTTGACTGGAATCTCTCCGCGCATCACGGCATCCCGAAACATGCCGTAATACTTTGGAACGGCTGTATTCGATAATGCCACGAATGCTCACCTCAGCCCTTTAGTTCTTTGATTGCCAGCGCAATGCCCAGCGCAGAACTTCCAACTGTCAGCACGCCTCCTGCCACCTCAAGCGTCTCTCTGACAGCAGTACGTCCTTTGGATACCTTGGCTGCTTCCGGCTTGGCGAACAGATCATTGTACTGCCGTTCCAGCAGTTCGCGGTTGATCTGCGCCCGCATCTCCTGATCGCTCATCTTAGAAAGGTCCATACGAGTCTTTCTGGCTTTCGGCGCGCTGCTTCGCTCGATACTCTTTGCCTGATTGACAAGGCCCGAACTGGTGTCCACAAGCCGCTTGCTCCGCTCCAGATCTTCCTTAGCCCAGCGCTTCGGGTCCGGCGTGCTGACGTCAATGCGGTTTTCCTTCTTCTTGGCAGCGTTCTCACGTTGGTCGCGGTCGTACCGCTTTTGACCCGCAGGAGTCAGACTGCCATCTTTGTTCTGATAACGGCGCACGCCCCACTTCATGCCGATAACGCCGTGATGTACTAATGTCGGGTTATTCATCTTAGATTTCCCTCCCTTGCGATGTAGGCAGTTTTCCCTGCGGAGGTGTTCGAGGTCTCAAAATATGGAACTTCCGCTACAACAACATTCTCATCGAGTACCTTGTTGGCAGTCTCCAATGTCTGCGAGGAAAACGCTTTGGGAACGACCTCGTATTCTCCGGTGTAGGGATCGGCGTCGCCACCGCTTGTATTCTCTGTTTCAGCTGCGACCTGAATCCGCCACTCCAGCTCAGATATCTGCGCTTTCGTCGCTTCCAGAACAGCAGCCACCAGCGGTGGGTCGAAAATCAGCTTGACCTTCAAACTCATGTAAGTCTTGACAAACTGAAGTGTCTCGCCGTTGGGGATATAATCGTCCCATGCCGCGCTGCTGTCGCTGATTGAAAAGCCTTTGGAGGGGCCGACACCAAGTTGTGTCAGAATGGAGAATACGGAGTTGATATGGAAAACGAGAATGTCGTCGAAATGAGTGTACTCTGCTCCGATCCCCAACGACTTCTTGATAGAAGTCAGGATACTCTCCATAACTTGCCTCCTATCTTATTTGCTTCCACGGGCAGGTATCGTTTCTCGCCCGCTCAACGGGGGAATGCGCAAGCATCCCCTCATCGCCGTAATGAATTGCATTATGCGTTTTGTGACTCACACAGATCAGATACTCCGGGTTCAGCAGATTGTCGCTGAGTGTCCGGATGTCCTCTCGTGTGATTGGGTTCATGTGATGGATTAGGATTTTACCGCCAATCTCATAACCGTCGAGACCGAGGTCACAGCCGTTGTCCCGGATAAGAACAAGGTTGCGTACAGCCTTCCATTTCTGCGAGCGATAGAAAAGCTGGTTCAGATAACGGTCGAATCCGAAGGTATCCTGCCCGACAGCTCCGTCCAACTTCAAATACCGAAACCGTTCCGCAAAAGTGAAAAGGCGGGATAACTCCGAATAGGTCTTAATCATCCTCGTCACCGCCTCGTCCGCTGTATTGCTTCATGGCTTCATATGCATTCTTATAAAGTTCTTCCAATCGCTGTGCAGATTTCAGGGACTGCGTCTTCGCGTCGATCAGCTCTTTCTGCTTTTCAAGGATCTCTTTTTCGATACGCTCTTTAGTTGAGCCGAGCTTTAAGTAGTGAGTAATGACCTGCGAAGACGCAGTCCCCTCCATCAACTGTTTCTCAGCAAGGTCGACGGCCAGCGAGATCATCTGGTTTTCTCTGGCTTCCGGTGTCAAAGCCGGCCGCATCTTTTTCCGAGAACTCTGGCAATCCGCAGCCTTGGCTTTTCGCATTCCCTTGCTGCCTCCTTTTCTGAAAATATCATGTGGTATTGCTTGGGTTTCTCTGACTATCCGAGGTCTTTTCCTAAAGTTTGCGGCGGCGCTTCAAAGAACCCGCAGAGCATTGCAGCATCTCTTTTGAAAGGAGAAAAAAGAAGGAGGCAAGATCCATCATCTTGGCTGCCGTATTAAGCTCTGTGGGTCCTTTGAAACGTCGCCGCTCCGGAAAGTGAAAATATCCCTCCCGGCCCCAAAACCGCTTTCCAAAAATCTCCCCCGGAGAATTTCCGAAGACACTCGCGATACAGGGATGGGGTGTGATTTTAGAGACCCTCCCCCTATGCCTTGATGTATCAGCTATCCTCCAATGGAAAGACACGACAAAGATTGTTTTCCGGAAAACAGTTCATTCATTGATTATTTTACGATGCGGTTTGTATAACTTTTCGATAGATGTTCCGGAAGTCGTACTTGATGATTTCGTCAATCGCGCGTTCAACTTCCAAATCGTTCTCATCTTCGGTCAACTGACTCGATGTTCGGGCAATTCTTCCCAGATAAGCGCAGGTATGGTACCCCTTCTCCTCGTCATAGAGGAGCCAAGAAGTGAACTGCTCGAAAGGATTGTAAGGATTGTCAACTGTTGTTAAAGCGCATTTCCTTGCCATTTGAAAACTCACTCCTTTCCTTTGAGGTACTTTGTAACAGTCGAAGAAGAAATGCCAAGATCTTCCGCGATTTCAGATGTGCTGTAACCGGAAGCCTGCATCGACTTGATCTTGTTGACCTTTGCCTGACTGAGCGTCGTTGTGGTGCGCGGCATAGAGCGCGCCCTGAGATCGTCGATGTCGGTGTTGTTCAAGATCTGATACAGCTTATTCTCGCTGATTGCTCCGGCTTGAATTGCTTCCCATTCGCGGTCTGTGATCTTGATGTTCTCGCGCTTGGCTCCGACAGAGGTGCGGGCGGCAGAGAGGGCCTGCGACTTGGCTTTCTTCTTTTCAGATTTGGTCATGTCGGGGTTTTCCTGCTCCTTTGCCGCCACCACGGAGTTAGCGATGACCTGGGCCTGCCGCTCACGAGGCGCATTCTTCAAAGCAATGTTCAGCTTTGCAGTCAGCGACTTGTATTCAGGCAGGTAAGTTTCCTTGGCGGAGGCGCTGTATTCGATCTTGCCGGTATGGACCATTTCCTTGCGAGCCTGGTTGCCGAGGGACTTCATCTTATTGGCATAATCTGCATAAAGCTGCTCCTGGGGGGTACCGGAGGACAGGGAATAGGCATCTCTGGTTTCTGCCATTTTTGTGCTGTCCTGTGTCCGCACCTGCTTCTTTCCGCTCTTGTCGGTATACTCCTCACGAACGGACTTCCAGCTCTGCTCACCGGTATCGGGGTCAATCATAGGCGAACCCTTCCGCTTCAGTACGACCTGTTTGGAAGAGGACCGGGATATTAAAGTCGAAGCACCCCCATAGCCCTCGTCATCGGCATGAGCCTGGTACTTCTTCTTCAACGCAATGATACCGTTATCAGTCTCGCTCTGCTTGTAGTCCAACTTGTGCTTCTCAGCGTCGATGACGACCATCGAATGCCGAACAGCCCTTGCCAGCTCGTCAGGAGGCGCACCCTTTAGGGTCATGTCGGTGATGAGGTTCGAGATCTTGCCCATCTCCGTCTGGGTGTTGTTCATTCGCTGAAAGACCTTGCCGCCCCTGCTGTAATACTCACGGCCCTTGCTATCCACTCTGACAGGATCACCGGAATCAGCTCCGTAATCAAGCTTCGGGTCGAATCCCTCAAGCCCTTTCAAAGCCGCGGTAGAGGTAATGCGCACCTTGCTCTTGGAAGAATTGCAGGGAATCACCATAACGGTGTCACCGTCAAAGTCCGCACCGGAAAGCCGACCGGCAACCTTAGAGTTGATACCGATGGCATCGGCAGGGGTGTTTCCGAGAACTCTTTTTCCCTCAGCCTGCTTGTTGTTCACAGTTAGGATCGGGATTTCAAAGGTGCCGCCATGCGGGTAACGGATCAGCGCGACCGTTTCGCCGTCTTTGTAGTTCGGGGCATACACTTCATTGTCCTTGATAGAGGTCAACGGAAGAATGACCTGATACTTCTGACGGGGAAGCGCCGCTGCCTGCAAGTGAACCGCAGCCGCATCGCAGTCGTCGGAGAACGATTTTAGCAGGACTTTTTTCAAAGTCGGGTTCGGCAGGGAGCAAATCTCATCAAACTCAGCCTGCTTATCGGCGGAAGCCAAATTGAGTTGCTTTTTGATAAGGCTCAAACTCTGCTTTGAAAGAAACTGAGAAGGGAGTCGATCGCTCCATTCGCCCCAGTCGCCCTCTTCGGCACGCTTGTTGATGAGGGAAAGCTGCTTCTTACCATTCTTGTCATAATAATAGCTCTGTCCGCCCTTTTGACCGTCGCCTTTATCGGGGTCAACAACGCCTTCTTTGATGAGCGACCCAAAGGGGTTAGTTGGATCATCCTTGATCGGCTTCAGAACCTTCATCGTCGGCGTACCCTTCGCCTTGTTGGTGTTAAACATCACGTCAACGCCGTCGGGCAGGTCGTCGGAATAAACCGCCATGCCCTTGATGTAGTGTGTTCCGTCCACAAGAATGCGGACCTGTGCATAATGCGACTCACCGAGGCTCAGATCGTCCACGCCGCGCCGGATTTCCACAACGCCATCCTTGTCGATGCCGCCGTCCTCCGCATAGCGGATCTGCAAACGGCTCGAATCCATACTCTTGGGGTAGACCCATTTCGGGTCGTAGCTTTCGCCTCCATCATGAGAAACGTAATCGACCACGGAATGAATATTCCCAAAATCATACATTTCCCGATGCTCAGTTCCCTGCGGGCAGGCCACGGTCAGCGTCGTAAATTTGCCGGGGTTGGTCGCCTGAGGAATGCGGCCGTTGTAGACCGGATAGCCCTCCTGCTCCAAAATATAAAGAGCCTGGTCAAGCTTCTCTTTCGAGATGCCCAACTCACGCTCCACACCAACGCCGACGTCGATCATGCCTTTTTCCGCGATCTGCCTTTTGAGAAATTCCGCGGTGGTCTTCGCCTGATTCATGCGAGACTCTGAGTTTTCGTTCAGCAGCGAACGGATCGAGGAGTCGCTGTTGTATCCCATCTTTGCCGCAATCTCATTCAGACTATACCCTTCGTCACGAAGACGGCGGGCAGTTGCAACCTCCTGTGAACGGCGCTCATCCTTAGCAAGCGACTTCTGCACGCGAAGCTGTGTGGTCGTCATGCCGAGCGCTTCGGCAATCTGCGTCTCACTCATCCCGGACTTCCGCATGGTTTCTACACGGCTGAGAAAATCACCGCTGTGCTGGTTGGGGTTCTTTCCACTACCCAGGGGGTATCTTCCGCTGCCCCGCCCCGGAGCGCCTTCCATTTTCCCGACGCCGTAATGCATCAGGATATCTTCCGCAATCGGGTTCACAGTCAGCCCTCCTCTGCACGAATTTTATTGATGATTTTGTCGAATGTAATGATCTTCTCCATGATCGGCAGAATATCATCTGCCGTTGGGTTCGCATAAACGATCTCGCTGTTCTGATAAAGCCGCAGTTCGATCTCGATGTCCGCCGGGCGCACGGTATATTCCAGACAGAACAGCGCCGCATAGATCTCAAGCTGTTCCATGTGTGCAGGAACGACCCCCGATTTGAAATCGTGAATACGCAGCAGATTGTTACGGAACGCGATCGCATCGGTCGTCCCGAAGCAATTTTCAGAATAGAACAGCACCTGCTCCGGTGTCATTCGATATCCAATGGCGTCATTGACGTACATGTTCAAAGTCTTCTGTGACTTCGGGAGCCGCTGCCCCAAGCGGATGCACTGCGCGGCAAACTCATGAAGCACCGTGCCTTTCTGCGCCGCAAGGAAATTGGAATAGACGTCTACGACCTTCGTTTCGTCATAGTTGATCCAATGGTACTTGCTTGCACCGAGAAAAGCGTGCTGTCCTTCAAGATTGGAATGCCTGTTGAAGTTCATGTAGCACTTCCTCCTCATTTTCCGGCGAGATGAAACGAGAAAACGACATCTCGTTCATCCGACCGACATAGTATTCTTGATTCGGCTGTCTTTTTGCTCCGGCGCTTTTCTTACATTCCAAAGAAGCCCATCGGTCACGATAAAGCACCAGCAAATCGGGGATACCCTGCTTATAGCTCGCGTCGTTTTTCATCACGATGCAGCCGGGGAACATCCGCTTCAGCTTTTGAATCAGGTTGGCTTGAAAATTGCGCTCCAGCATAACAGAGAGCCTCCTTTCCACAAAACAAAAGAGAGAATGCTCGTTCTGCCAAAAAGCAGACGATTTATTCCCTCTCTTCATAAAAGGGGATGTATTTTTCGCGCAGGCCAAAAAAGAGAGCAAAAGAAAAGACCGAGACGCATTTAAGCATCTCGGCCATCTCTAAAATATCAAATTGTTATCTCTCTTCCACCAGCACCGGCTTCAAGTAGAATATTCCGCGCTCCGCGTCGAAGCTATCCACTTTAGCCGTCACCCGAACGTTACTCCCAGCCGCCACAAACGAGGGCAGGTACAGATCTTCGATTCCAAGCCCGTTGGTATTCACATCCTCGAACTTAAAGACCGGACCGGGGTTTGCCGTATTCTCGTCAACGTAATCACCGGCGCTGAGCAAAATATCATAGCGTGTCTTATAGTCATCGTGGTTCATCACATAAGTAATGCAGCTGTCAAACAAAATCGTCTGCCCCTTATAATTCTCGGCAAACGCCTTATACGAATCGTCGATCTCCGCTTTTACAGTAATCATGCTTGCCAACGCTTCGCAATTCTCAACTGTCAAAATATCATCGCCAGTATCAACAGTATCGGCCGACTGGCTCTCTTCTGCATCAGAACTGTCGGAACCGGTATCGTCCTCCGGGAACGAATGATAACGAATGATTACTTCCGTATCGGCTGGCACCCATTTATTTGGTGAATACTCTTCGTCGCCGCCAACGGAGACAGACTCGACTTCACCCTCCTTTGTCAACCAGCCTGTAATCAGGTCGCCCATCGGAGCAAGCTGAATATTGGTAAAGCCGCTTTCCTCAAAATCGGAAACCACTTCCTGATAGCCCCGACCCTGCTGGATTTTTGAACCCGATGGGGTTTCCGCTTCGCCGTCATGGTTCTTTTCTGTTGAACCTCCGCAGGCCGCAAGCGAGAAAACCATCACAAGCATCAGTAAAACTGCAAATATCTTTTTCACGATTTCTCCTTTCGCTTCATCGCCTGGAGCACATTGTCTTTTAATTTTTCGCACGTCTCGGCAGCAGCCTGTTTCCGTGCAGCAGCTTTCACAGCCCGTTTCTCTTTGGCAAGGGCTTTCTGCTGCTGTTCTTCTTCAAACTTCCGCCGGCTCTCTGAAATGACATCTTCCGTAATATAGCTTAAAACGACGTTGCTTTTGGCTCTGACCTTTCGGCCCTGCGGAGGGTCGCTTTTTACGATTTGCTGATCGGCGCAATCCCGATACTTTGCGTGAGCGGCAGAGAGAGGCAACTTGCTTGTTGTAACAGTAAGCCCCGCGGCAGTTACCGTTGCCACGCCATCGCTGAGACTTACGGGAAAACCCTTGGAATATAAACGAGGTACTTCGATCAATTCGCCGCGTTCGTCAATCTTATCCTTTGCCCAGTCTGCGACAGGCTCGGCTAAAGCAACGACCGGCCCAATAGCTACGGCCGCCTGACCGAGTTTCTTGGCAAGCGTCATAAGCTCTTTGCTGTTCGCCATTTCCTATTCCTCCGCAAAAATAAAAAGAGTGCGCCCCAATGAAGGAACGCACCCGAAAAAGTGAAGATCCCTCATTGCTGCGACACAACCTCAAGACCGAAAGGGAAATGAGTAAAGAGAGAAAAACACTTTTTACCAAAGTATCTTCCCCTAACGGTCAAAATATATGAAGTTGTGTCGCAAGAACAGTATAGCATAGGAACTTGAAAATAGGAAGAAGAATTTGTGCGAAATATCAAGCCGACATCTTCGCTTGTTTCCGCAGGTCGTCGTAAATCATACGGCTTCCGTCCGTCAAATATACCAGAATCATCATATAGCCATACGGCTGAAAACGAAGGGACTGTCGCCCGAGGTTCGGGTAAATCGACTTGAAATTAGTATAAAGATCATCCCATGTTATTTTCGGCATTTCTTCCTCCTTAAATGACTTGTGGCCAAAAACCCACTTTTTTTCGCCTATTACTATATATTTTTAATCTTTTTATCATAATAGTGAAGAGAAAAAAGTGGGCAAAATGGGCTTTGAGCCCGCAAGCCCTTGAAAACACTGGGTTTTTCGTGGCCAAATAGGGGTTTCAAAAGTGGGCAGAAAGTGGGCAAATGGCCATTTTTTCGTCTGAAAACGCTTATCGGGGCATAAAAATTCGGCCAAAATCACTCTCTGCCCACGTTTTTCCGGGCAAAGCCCACTTTTCAAAACCCAAAAGTGGGCAGAAAATCGAGCAGTTTTTCACCTCCAAATACGGCCGGTTCGCTTGTCCGTCAGCACAATACGGCCTTCGATTCGGAAGCCTGCCAGCTCGCAGAGATAGAAGATCATGTCAAGAAGTCTGTGAAAACGGGCATCCTCCTCGTCGATTTTTCGCAGGGCTTCATACACTGTCGGGTCGGAATAGCCCTCTTTGTTCTTATGCGAATTGTTCTGGGGCAAGCCAAAACACTCCTATTCTTTTTGTCGGTACCAGTCCTCTACATCCACACCAATCTCTTTCAGCTTGTGCGTGCAGAGCCAGACATCGTCCGAAATATCCATTTCATAGCGGTTGACCAGCGCGTTCAAAGCATCGGAAAAGCCGTCAAAGAACTTCTTCAGACGCTTTGGACCAAGGCCGAGCTGCGTGTGCAGTTCCCAAAGAATGATGGCATCCAGCTCCAACTCGTTTTTTCGATCATACTCGACAAGCTGCCGCTGGATTTCCATATTCATCGCTTTTTGCTCGGCGGCGGTCAAGGATGCGCCAAATATCTTTCCGCCGGCTTTCTTAATCTGCATTACTTGCCCCCTCATCGCAAGTCTTTTGTTCAGCGATCTCCTGCTCATGCTGAGCGTCGTCAATTTCCAGCACAGTCATGAATGTCATCGGTTTCAACCTCTACGGAAACCAAGATTGAAGATTCAAGGTACAAAGCGGGACGAGCGCAGATGCGGCCGTAGTATACGTCGTTGTAGTTGACGCTCCCATCAGTGCTCACGTAGTACGCGTAGCGGTAGTCGCTGGAGTACGGGGAGTAAGAAGTCGCAAGCCAGTACCAGTCAGATGCAAGCGGAATGTACTTGCGATAACGGCGGTATTCATCCAGCGTCAGTACCCGTCCGAAAACGCAGGGTGTGCCGTAAACTGTCTCACCGCACATGGAAAGCAGGTTAATGGGGCGCTCGACAACAGCCTTGGAGATATTGGGATGCCCCTGATGCAGCCAAATATCAACGTGCTTCTGGAGATAGCTGCCGACGAAATTGTCGTGGTCTTTTCGCTCAGCGTCCTTATGCTCGAACGGAATGTGTTTGGGAAAAACGTCGGCGGTCAGCACGAAAGATGCGTGAGCGTCCTCGTCCAGCTTGACAAACTTTACGCCATCGAGGATAAAGGATTCTCCGCGGCGTACCTGTGCGAGCTCCATATTTTTGATCATTTTGCTTCTCCTTTCAAATATCATTTGCATTGCGGTGTAAGCTGTGCTCAGCATCAAAGCCGTCTGGGTAGCGAGCACGAAGCTTATCAATGTTCATCTGAAAGATCGTTTCCAGATCATACCCGATAGCGTCCGCACTAACCGCCAGATACCATGCAACATCGCCAAGTTCCTTTGCCATGTGTTCGCGGTCCAGATCATGGCCTTGGAACAGATGCTTTTTGAGAATATCAATGCATTCTCCAGCCTCGCCATTCAGCCCCATAAGGCCGTTGAGGATACGAGGATATTCCTGAGACATTCCGGAAGCTGTCCGAAGTGCCTCTTTCTGATATTCATTGGGTGTCATGTTATCTCCTTCCGCTACAATAAGAATTTTCAGGCGCAGAATTGCCCTTACCAGTAATCAATTCGCTATACGGCAGGCTCTCGATCCAGTCGCAGAAGGTATGCCACTCATCCAACTTGTGATTGCGGCGGGACTTATACATGTTGGCCAGAACCTCATAGTTCAGCATAACCGTCCGTCGCTGATTGTACGAGCTCGGCAGGAGCTGGATCATCTGCCACCAATCCTGCTTATCCTTGGTTTCAAGGTAGCTTTCGCGATATGCGTTTAGCATCTCGATCGTACATCTAAGAATATCAAGAGGCGTCATCCATACCTTGTGTGGCGAAGTGATATCTTCATCGACGGTTGCACTCTCAATCCAGTTACGGTGATAGGGTTCGCAATTCAGATGCTCATGGCTGAAGTCGTCCAGTGTGAATTCCTTATCCGCGATTTTGTGCATCGTAGAGCAGGAGTTCATTTCGATGTCATACTCTAAGTAGCCGTCGTCGATAATGTCAGGCTCATCATCACCAAACCTTTTACCGGCACGATATGTCTTGAACTCCTTCCACCAATACAGCGGAGCAGTGATATCCAGATAGACGGTAATCATCCGCATGAACTTACGGTGATCGGTGCCGGCATTTCTCAGTCGGTTCATCAAATCTGCATCATTCGGACCAATCCAAAATTCACTATCATCAGAGTAAGAAGCCAAAATATGATTCTCCCTCTGAGCTGGAGCGATATATCTCCAATTAGAATCACTCTTCTCCCAAGAGTTCTTAGGATTCCGCATACCACGAATGGCGTGCTCCCAGCCCATAACCTCGGTGTTTTCAATTTTCAGCATTGTTTTTTTTATCCTCCTTAAATCTCCTGAATTTAAGAATATGTTCCATAAGAATGGCCCGAGTCACGGGTCCAACGCCACCGATAAATGGAACATAATTTTGAATACCGGATATACCAACGAAATCTCCACCAATATCAACAACTGTAGCGGTCGGTTTCAATTCCAACTCCGTAAAGTCGGCTCTTCCAACAGAAGATATAATTAGGTCAGCATTTTGGGCCAATCTCCAAATAGAAGACGACTTTGTGAGACTGTGTGCGATTGTAACGGTTGCGTTGGCTCTCGTCAATAAATGTGATAGTGGCTCCCCAACTCGCTCCGATCGACCTAACAAAAGAACATCTGCACCCTGAAAAATAAAACCGTAACGTCGAAGCAAACGTATGGACGCTTCGGCTGTGCAAGGCGTCAAATATCCGCCATCCAGATTGATCGCATCGGGAACCCGAATATATGGATTTAGCGATATGGTTGGATAAGTACAGTTGTGAACAAGTTTTTCTGCGGTAATGATCTCGACTCCGCATCTTTTAGCATCTGAACAAATCCCTTTATAGTAAGGTTCGTTGGCGTTTTTGACAATGACCTGTGCAACTTTATCGCCTGGCGTATCTTTTACGGAGCCTAAAATATCAGCCGCAAGGTCGGTTCCAATCCAAATGTTCATGGCGTTTTACTCATCTCACAAAGCACGGCATTTTTTTCATCGCAAAACTTGATGGATGATGGGTCAACCCGACGAACACCATCTCTGAATTCGACGATCCCATAAACCTGCCCGATTTGTCCACCGGGGTGGCCGCCACGAAGAGGGCTGGCATCGACAACATTGCTCCACTGTTCCCAAAGATGAAAATATCCGAGCTCGCCCTTGACTTCGCAAAAACGAGTGGTAAATTCCACGTTCATGTTGATTCCTGCCATTACAAACCTTCTTTCTGCGGATCGGAAAGAACCTCAACATAGCGACTATCGACCGTAGCAGCCTCAACATTCATTTGCTCAAGCATCATTTGAAGCTCGTCAACGAGATACTTCTGCGATTTACCGAGTCCGCCGCTTGCGAGAAGCCGGATGTAATTGGTAACCGTGATGGGAACAGGGATCTTCTTACCCATCTGAGCCGCAGCCATTTGAATATATTTGCTCATTGAATAGGTGGCCACGACGATAGTCGCACCAGTCTTTTCAGACATTTCAATAAGCGTTGTGGTTTTGCCGCTCTGCCGTTCGCCGATATAAACAGTGGTCATTTGGAAGTCTCCTTTCAAAATAGATTCTCATTCGAGCCATTCGTTTTCTCGTTCGTAGAATTTGAAAACTATCACGCCAGTTCCTATAATCCAAAATATCCAGAATACAGTGGTACCGACACCTTTTTCAAGCCTGTTAACGGCCTCATCAATAGTTAAATCCTCATAAAATGGACTACTATCAGAGATAGTGTTGTCAGAAAGGGTTGTAAAGATGGTTCCTGTATGTGTGATGCCGATGCCATAGTATTCATACCGAACATGACCGGATTCGTATATGGTATCAATGTATCTCGTTCCGGGTAGTTCAAATTTGGAAATTGGAAAAGTAGCTTCACAGAAAGAAACAGTTGACGCTGCCTTTGACTCTTCTCCGGCATAATCCCAACTCCAATAGGTTTCGATGGTATATGTAGTGTTTCCGTTTGCATCCGTATGTGCAACTGTGCGAGTATGCATCGTATAGAGCTTTTTGATTTTTTCGACATACATATAGGAGCCGTCGATCTCTGGATAAGAAACAGGGTCGAGTGCTTCAAGTGTCCCATAGACGAATGCGTTCCCGACATTTGTTCTCATGCCATAGGAAAACGTCTCTTGACTATCAATTTTGACCGCCTTGTTATAGACCTCATTCCTATCCATTTGACGTTCCGTTATTTTGGCCGAAATAAGAATCCCGACCAGTATCATGACGGCAATAATCGAGATACTGGCCAGAACTTCTCTTTTTGTAATTTCAAAATTACGCATAGTCAATCTCCGAATAGGTTCTGCGGAGCATCAACGGGAGCATTGTAGTTGAGGTAGTCATAGGTTTGCGTTTCATAACCGAGAATATTGAGAAAGAGACGAGCAGGAAATTGCCGTACATAGCGATTGTATTCCTTAACCTGCTTGTTGAAATTACTGCGGTATTCTGCAATCAGGTTCTCGGTGATGGAGAGCTCATTCATAAGTTCCTTATAGTTTTCGTTTGACTTGAGTTCTGGATAGGCCTCGGATACAGCAGTGATAGCTGTTGCAACATTTTCAATATCTCCAGAACTTCCGCGCCCCTCTACAATGGCGGTCAGAGTTTCGGCCTCGTGCTTATCATATTGCATGACACAGTCGGCGAGGTTGTAGACTAAGTCAACTCGCCGTTTTTCCTGGACGCGAATATCAGACTGTGCGGTATTGACCTGTTCTTCCAAGGTAAAGGCCTTGTTCTGAGTGCCCTGCACAGCAAAAATGCAAAGAAGGACAATCGCCAAAATGCCAGCGAGAACAATGAGAATGAGTTTGGTATCTTTTTTCATTAGGTTTCTCCTTTCAAATATCAACGGTTACTTTTTGTCGATTCTGCGGGCTTTCCGCTCTTCGTACTCGGCCTGTTCAATGCGGATCATGCCGTCCGGACCATCTTTGAAATATCCATTCAGATCAACGACCTTGCCATTGGGAAGAATAAGCTGGAGATAGCCGACGGTATCGAAGTCGCCATTTTTCTCATCGGTCAAAAACTCTTCGACGATGATCTTGAACTTCTTGTCCGCCGGGAAGTACGGAAGCGTGATTGGATACATCTTGTCGATAAGGCGAGTACCGAAGCCGTTTCTGAACGGAATATCAGGGCTTTCTTTGTTGATGAGCTGAACACGGTTGACATCCGAGTAAGTGACCGTACCGTCCTCGGCGACATCCTTAAACAGGCTGCTCATGCGCTTGCACTGGAAGTGCTGGATAGGATCGTTCTCACCAAACTCGACCTTAGTCCAAATATCAGGATCGTCCTCAATGGGGGTAAGGCATTTGCCGTCGATGAGGCGGTTCAGGATGCTCTTGGTGATCTGAATGCTCATACCGGAGTGGCCGTCGCGTTCCAAAGACCGATACGCTCTGAGGGCACTCTCATAGCACGCAACACCGTAATCCCAGTCATCTTTATCTTCGGCACTTTCGCGTTTTTTCTGAGAAGCAAGAGCAACTTCACGAGCCGCCCAATCACTCTCGTCATCGTCCGTAAGGGAGAGAACCCGCTCGACATCCTTGTCGGTATGACCGTCCCATTCGGGAGCCGTTTCAATCTCTCTACAATGAAACAGATCCCAGTCCTTGTCTTCGTAATGATAGGTATACGGGCCTTTCGGCGTGTCGACACCGACGATGAACCAACCACCGCCAAACGGAACCTCACCATCTGAATGCTTGCGGGACTTCCACGCCAAAGACGGGAACGTGTTCACGAGCGCGGCGAAGAGGATAAGCCGCTGATGATAGAGAGAATTGAATGTGTGGAAGCCGTCAGAGAACTCCCCAATGTCTTGCTTAGACATCCAGACCGCATGATCGTCCCAATACTCATTGGCAAAGATCTTACGGCAGTCAGTTCCAAATCCCTGTACGATCTCAGGCAGATTTTCATTGACGGCGTCCAGATGAATGCCATGTTCCTTGCAGAAGTTAACAGCCTTATCCAAAGCTCCGCCGACACGGTTTGTCCAAAGAATGACTTTTGCGCCATCGGCCTGCTCCGCTTTGAGCTTGTTGATGTTTTTCTCGATGGGCGCACCAACATCGGGCCAAGCATTTTCAAATAAGGTACCGTCGAAATCGACAGCGATGATTTTGGGCAATGTGCTCATTTATTTACCCTCCCAATTCATAGGCTTGTGCGTAGCGTAGTTGACCGGATTGCTTAGGCACTCGTCGCACGGATCGGCCTCTTCCGGCAGTTTCTTGTGCTTACAAGTTTTGCAGTAACGGTCGTAATAGACTTCCTGCAAGTTTTCATCATTCATGTTAAATAACCCTCCTTAACGGTTTTGTCGCGTTAGTCACATATCGTTGCTCGTTGAATTGCTTCTTTTCGCTGAGTGCACGACTGATGGCGAGGTCAATGCCGCTCCTGGATTTCAAATGAAAATAGTAAAGGTCTGTGAACTTGGTGTTCAGCCGGTCAATGCGTCCGGATGCCTGTTCCATCATCTTGTAGGAGTAGTTTTGGGAGTAAAATACAATGGTGTCGGTCGAAATACAGTTCCACCCCTCGGCTCCGGCATTGTACTGAACCAGGTAGATCCAGTTATCGCCCTTCGGAATTGGTTGGTGCTTGTGCCCGTTCCATTCCGCAACTTCGGTTTTTTCGCCATAGTAGAGACTTTTCAGGATCTCCAATTCGTAGTCGAAGTTATAGAATATAATGGCTTTTGGATGGTCCTCGATGATCTCCAGCAGGGCAATTTGCCGGGATTCGTCTGAATTGACGATTTTACGCCACGCATAGCACAGTTCCGAAGCAGTTTCAATCGGGCGGTCCTCCCAGATGTTCCAGCGGTTTCTCGTAATGTCCTTGTAGGCGGAAATGTCATACCGAACGAAGACGTCCTCGTGGTGACGAACGGTCTTTCGCTCGAAGTCCATCGTAATGAGAATGCTGTTCCGCAAGCGAACCAGACGACCCGTGTTGACATAGCGATCAATCTTCGGGAATTTGGCTCGCCAATCGTAGACGATATGGTTATCTACGAATTCCGTCTTATTGCGATAGAAGCCGTTGGCAATGAACACAGGAATATAATCTTGCCAAGTGTCGCCCGGAGTAGCGGATAATAGTATCCAATCGTTTGACTTGGCGATTTTCAGAAACGCTTTTGTCCATGCCCCATACCCGACAACACGTTGTTCGTCAAATATAAAGAAAGCATTCGCTACGCCTTTATACTTAGCAATGTTGTTCCACGAGTCCACAACGACTTTATTGGGGTAGGCGCTTGCTTCGGGATTTGTGGAAAGCAGGAACGGTGAAAGCTCACCCTCCCATTCCAGAGTGTCCCGTTTTCGCGCTGTGGTGATAATGTAAAGGTCTTTTGGCTTCTGCCGCATACGGACATACTTTGTGGTATTTAGCTGACCGCCGTTTTTCTCGTAGTAGTAAGCCAGCGCCGTTCTCGATTTTCCGCTGCCAACACCGCCGAAAAGGATACATCCGTTTTTCATCCTTCCGACCGCATCGAGCTGATAATCGTATAATGAGATACCGGCCATGATCAAAGTTTTCCTGCGAGTTCGGGCATAGCCGTCATCCAATAACAGCGAAACGCATCATAGTTCAACGGAGAAACGCCGTATTTTTTCTCATACATGCAGCAGATCGCGTTCCATTTCTGGTTAAGCTCTTTCAGGACGGCAATAACAGCTTCATCCTTAACCACTTTTCGCTGTTTGCAAACGACAGTAACCTCGTCGGACATTTCCAGCAGCAGTTTTTTGGTTGTGCCGATTTCGCCGTTTTTTTGTTCCTCCATAATGAGGGTATTGTATTTCTCGAAATAATCCCGTGCTTTCACGGCTTGTCTCCTTTCTCGTTCATGAGGGCATCAAACCCTCGGAATATCCGTCGAATCGTCCAGATGTTGGAAAAGTACATAGGCGTGAACCAGTAATGATCAAGCTTATCTCCGGTCGTCATCGGTTCGGTCAGACTGTTGCCAACCTTGACATATCCGGCAACGCCGAGAAGCGAAAGCTGGATATAGCACATAAGAGCCACACATTCATCAATATCCTGCGCGACGACAAGAACGTGGTTCTGGTGGTTCAAATTGGCTTTCTCCAGTTGCTTTCTGGCCTCATTGACGCCGGCAATCAATGTTGCTCCGCCGCCGCAACATGGGTCGTTGATCGAAATATAACCATGCTCTTTGACCTGCTCGACAACATTCTCCATCGTTATCGTCGCCATAAACTGGCAAATATGGTACGGTGTAAATATCTGTTGCAGCCGCTTACTGCCGAGATCCAACTCCATATACATACTTCCGAGAAAATCCTGTTCGGGGTTTTCTTCCAAGGCCATAACGGTGTGAGCAAGCAGTTCGGGAAACAACGCCTGTTCCTTTTTCCGGTATTTGCGGATGATTTTCAAATATCTTTTCTCCCGCTCCTCGAAGTGGGTCTTATCGACAGGATTTGACAGCGCACAGGCGGCCATTACGACAAAATCATTCCAAACCTCAAAAGAACGGTATCCGGCTGAGGTGATCTGCTTGAAAGTCGTAAGAAATTCTTTCTGATAATGGCGGGGCTTTTCGGTTTGTGTGACAGTAGACCCTTTTGCTGCGGATTTTTCAGGCTTTGGAATCGTGATATGCGGAATATCTTTTGGTGGCTCGATTGCCGATGGAGCAATATGCCTCTTTACCGTTAGCTTTTCAGCCTTTTTCTTAGGTTTGGGTTTCCAAAACAGCATGATTTTTCTCCTTTCAAAAAGAAAAGGAGCGCCAGCTATTTCTAACCGACGCTCCGTGCTGTTGATTACTCTTCGGGACCTTCCTCCGCAGCGTACTTAGCCGCGAATTCGTCCTCTTCGATCGTGACATACATATTCTTCAGATATGCCTTGACACCCTCCTTGCCGTTGACTTCCCAGCAGTAGGGGCGAATGGTCAGGTCGACATTGCGGATCTCCGCGTAATCCAGCGCCTCGATGGACTCCTCATCCAAAGGCGTCTGAACACGCCGGGTGATCATAATAACCTTGGGCGGAATGTTCTTGAAGCTGACCGCCACCTGAATGTAGTGACGCGGCGCCTCGCCGTCTTCGCGGGGAGCGAGAACACGGATGTTCCAGCCCTCTTCGGAGAGCTGCTGCGCACGGTCGGGGTCGTCGATAATGACACAGAAATTGCGGTCACCAGCGCGGTTGTACTTGTCTTCCTTACCGGAGAAGTTGCGGAACAGGATGTGGGCGTTTTCAATGATGATGTTATCAACGGTTCTGTAAGACATAAAAAATCTCCTCTCGAATATTAGCGCACATCAAACGGTGTGCTGTCTTCTTCATGTGGATCTCCGGCTCCAAACCAGGGCGGAGTATTCTGCGGGATGTAGGGATCGTCCGAAACGAACCACTCGAAGTCGCCGTACTTGGAAATATCATTGGCGGCTGTATCGACCATAGCGTCATAGTAGGAACGGTCGATTCCGTTTTCTTTTCCGAGGCTCTTGACCATCTCGGACTCCAACCAGCGATACCCCTTTGAGCCGGTCGCCGCAGCATATCCCTTCTCTCCGGTTTTGCTGGTCGTTTCCCGGAGCAGAATGCCTCCGTTAAAGCTGTCTTTCATAGGACAGAACTGACCGACCTTGCCGATAAACACATAGTTGTGACCCTTAGCAATTTCGGAGGCAAGATCACCGTCCGTCAGGTGCTCCCAAGTGCTAAGCAAGTTTTGATCTTTCTTAGGTGTTTCTGCATCAAGAAATCTCTTTCCATCTGGCAACTGAATGTAAGCAGATTTCCTCAATGAATAAACCCTTTCTAATTCAGATACATCGGGCATCCCCTCGTTCATATCCAAATATAAAGCGCTGGACACGGACTTGGTCTCGCACATATCTCGGAACTCGATCTCCTCGTGGGAGAACAGCTTCTTGAACACATACGGAATCTGGAACTGCGTACCGGTTGCGGTCCACTGTCCGCCATGTTTTTTGCAGTCTTTGACAACATCCTTGCTCTGGTTGACATAGGCTTCGCCATAAAGCTCGCAACAATGCTCCACAGTTGCGTACTTGGCAATATAAACGGCGTCATTGACCAGAGTCATACGGTCGTAGGTGGCCTCATGCTCGAAAATATAACCGTACTTCTTGCCGTAGTCCGTGACAAAGCGGATGATCTCCAAATCTGCATCCGGGATCTTGATAGAGTCCGTTTTGATATGGGCGACCTTGTAGCCTCTGCGTTGGACCTCGTGCTTCAGATTGATCATGAACAAAGCCCCGCGCTTGGCTACGATGTTATCTTTGTTGCGGTTGTCCTTGAATGGGTTCTCGAATGCCGCCGAAGTCAGTCCATAGACCGAGTTGATCGCGATTTTCAGAGCCTGTGCCAAATTGTCCGCAGCAGTCTCATCGGTCAGGTACTTTGCCAAAGCACCGCCCAGCATTTTCTTGGCCTTATCAAAATCCTTATGCTTGATGGCTACGCGGGCATCCTTGATCTCCTGAAACCGCTTCGTATACTCCAGCCCGAACAGTTTTTCGGCAATGATGCTGCTGGGGTGCATAGATGCAATATCCAACAGAGCGATATTTCCATACATTCCGGGCTCGGAATAAACATATCCACCCTCGCCGACTTCTTCGTCGCGATAGGTGGATTTTCCATGGTTGAACTTATAACCGGGAAAAATGGGGCGATTGAGCTTGTCGAATACCGTAAAGCGGTCGGGGTCGTTCGGACCGAAAGTGAAGGGAAGATCGTCCGGATCATACACCTGACTCTCATCGCCCATGTCGCGGTAGTTAAACTGGCTTTGGGGTTTCCGATTGCCGCCAAATATAATCCTTGTGGTAAGCGAGTTTGTGGTGTCGTTGACCGTCATGCCGGCCACATCTGCCAGGATCTCTCTCGCCACAAAGTCTGCCTTGCGGGCATTGAACACCGCCTCGGTGGCAATAACGTCATTGTCGCAGTATTCCGCGACCTTTGTCCAAAGTTCTTCGGGGACAGGCTGATCCCACGGTAGACCGAGCTCCTGATGATGAATGCCCAACTCGATCTCAAACTTCTTCAGGCTCTGCTTCTTACTGGAGAAATCGTAAACATCTGTGTAGCTAACATTGTACGCTTCCCCAAAGAAACAATTTGCGCTGCCGTTGATGATGCGCTGAGACAGGTTATAGAGCTGTTCGTTGGTGTAGCCGATCAGCCGAGCGTAGAGCATGTGGTTGTCATACCTTCGGCAGTTGAACCCCACCAAACGGAACCGCATCAATTCTTCGATCTCGGTCGGTGTCGGGTTAATCATCCGAACAACCGGTTTTCCTTCGCCTTCGATCTTCCAGTTCACAAGGAACAGATTGGGGAAAACCTCAACATCGTAAAAGACGAGCTGTGCCTCATCATTTCTTGCGGTTTCAGAAGGACTTTCCGATTTGAACTGCATTTTGTTTACCAACTTGATGCAATAATCGGATTTGTTCGTGCTCTGTGCGGCAAAAGCCAGAATATCAGGACGCATGTCCGTCACGTCATAGCTTATACCACTTGCGTGAGCGTCTTCCAGCGCCTTATAAATGAAATCAACGCTGGGTTTTGTTGCGGGATGGTATTCCTTATTGAGATTACGCTTAATAATCGTTCTAAGCCCTTTCTCGTTTTTCACCCCGTCAAAATTTACCATCTTATCTTCTCCTTTCAACGGTAAACCGGAGCTGATCGTAGCGACAGGCAAGTCGTTGCACTTCGTCAACTTGCGGCGGAGGGAGCTGTTGCCGGTGAACACTTTGACCTCAACATGGTCGTCGTATACCTTGCTCAGCTTTGATGGATCTCCGCTGTAAATATAATGCAGGTGAACACCGCAGCCGCTTTTGCTGAGTTCCGCATAGGTCAGCGGCCACTTGCTTGCCTCCTCGACATTCCGTTCAAAGGACTTGTTGCCGTTTTCATCCGGAATATCAAAGTCGATTACGATATGGTTTTCAGGAAGCTTGACGTAATGGAGCTTGGATGTGTCCAGATCATGCAGCTTGGTCTTGACTGTTGCCCACTTCCTGAAGGGGGTCCCATTGTCGGTTGCGTATTGTGCCGGATAATCCTCGCACATAGCATCGAGTATGGATTTCGTGCTTTCGAGTCGAAGCAGGTGGGGCTTTGCCTCTGTTTTCTCTCCAACGGTCTGATCCTCGAATTTCTCCGTCCGAAATCCGCTGTAATAGCTTCTCACACGGGAACCGTCCGAAAGGTTGAACCGTTCTTTATACTCGTGGAAGTAGTTTTTAAGCTCCTCCTTGAATACGCGCTGAGAAAATGGATACCCCACCTTGGCCTCTTCGCAATAGGTGTTATACATAGCCCATGCTGCTTTGAGTGTCGTCCCATCCTCTTTTTTGAAGATGTGATAGGAGTCGACAACAAAGTTATAAAAGTCGTTCGATGCTCCCAGCATGGTGATCGGAATATAATCGTCGTACTGTCCGGGGTTGTTCAAATAAACCTCCTGACAGTGATAGGCGATGGCTCCGAGTTCAAAACCGACCTGCTTTACCGTGGCTTTGTACTCCTTGGGGCTCAGCTTTTCTCCAGAGGGCGATACATCAATCAGCCGTCGGATCAGGCCCGACTTGGCATCGGTGATCTTTACCGGTTTGTTGGTGCCCATGAAGAGGAAGCACTTGAAACGGTTGGAGTAGGTCGATTTGAACTTCTCGTTGACGGTCATCAGCTCATGAGAAACAAGGCTGTTCAGGCGCGTATTGTCCTCGATTTTTGAGAGATCGCCGTCGTGCTGAATTGCCACAAGCGGATTGCTCTTGAATGCCTCCAACGCAAAGGAATTGCTGGATGAGCCGAGCGCCTTTGCGTCGAATACGGAGTAATATCCCTCGAAAAGCTGCTGAATGATGTTCAGGATCGTGGACTTACCCGTACCCGCCGCGCCATACAGCACCATGAACTTCTGGAGCTTTTTGGAGTCTCCGGAAACGATAGAGCCGATGGCCCACTCGATTTTATTCCGTTCCTCTGGAATATAAAGCGTTGACATCAGCTTCTCGTAAGCCGTCAGAGCACCCGGTTCAAGAGGGTAGCTCAGCCGCTTGCTGGCATAGTCCTTCTTGTTGGTCTCGGTATTGGAAAATATCAATTTTTCATCCAGCATGTGAAATGAGTCACGCATCTGCTTTTGGCAGTATTTGTGCCACGAGTCGATCATGCCGGATTCCGCATCCCACATGTGCAGGATCTTTACGGTTGCGTCGAAGCGCTGGCGGTTCTCTTCCGCATATCTATCCAATTCGCGGTCTATGAGCTGCAAGGCGTCCTGCTCATCGGTGGACCATAAACCACGTTCCTCAATCCAGATAGCGTAAAAGTCACCACCTCGAATCATCAGATCGGAGCTTTTTTTGATAATGAACTTGGGATAGATTTCGATTACGCCGCGCTTTGTACTACGCGTTGAAATCATCAAAAAGTCGATCATCGCATTGTTTACTCTCCCTTCGGGCGCTTCATATCCTCAATTTTCTCGCTGAGTTCTTTCAGCTTTTTTTTCTGTTCCCAGCGGTCCATCTCAGACAACACGATATAGCAAGTCATTGCAAAAATCGTAAGCGTGAGATTGCGATTCGTCTTTTTCAGTCGCCCAGCAACGCTTTTGATTGCCTTAGTACACTTTGCGGTATCGGCAAAAATATAAATCTTCGTTTCGGCCATTTTTAAGCAGCTCCTTTCAAATCAATTTGTCCAGGTACCAGCACAGTTGATACCAGATTTCGACGGTTCTCAAGTCATACGGGCAATGCTCAATGGTAAACAGCCCGCCCTTGCCATCAGGCTCATATGTTTGATCCAGAAAGCGTTGGATAACAAAGTCCACATACTTTCGGTCAAATTTCGAGTCTGTCATGTCGCCGAGGCCCAAGTTGGTAATCATTTGCCAAAACCATTGACCGGTTCGATTTCCAACATCCGGGTCAGTCATAATGTGTTCTTCACAACGCACCGCCAAAGCGGTCATCATTTCAAGAACACTGCAAGGGCTATCGTCAAGATACGCCGCGATCATGGCATCTCTATAACCGTTTTCACGACCGAACCGATACCGCAGGTCTATCCCATCTTCCATCCGATTGCCGTCCATGGGCACTGAATAAGCGAATGCAGTGTCATGAAGCCGCGCCAATAGCTTCCGATAGGATAAACGCTTGCAGTATCCGCGGTCATAGACGAGCTGGCACATCCATTCAAAATATGCATTGACAAGCTCGTTTTTCATCACATTAGTCCTCCATTACACGAGGCTTCTGCTTGGCTACATCGGCATAATTCCGTGTGTCAAGAAGAATCTCATAATCGCACTTCCGACTGTCATTGCGGACAAAGACGGAATCATCCTCGTACTCTCCAAAATGGTCCAGAGCATCACTTCCGACAGTCGCATCCATGTCGTCAACGACCTCGTCATCCTCATCAGCCAATACGCCATCAGCATAATAAGTCAGACTGATACGATTGTAGTCGTCCATTTCTCCGAAAGAATCGGGCGAGATCACATAGGGCTTATCCTCTTCGATCTCTACCGGATGTTTTTCGGGCTTTTTCTGCGACTCCGCATTGCTGTAATCGCGATAGCCGTTTTCCTTCAGAATATTCGCATAAGTGGCGATATCGGGTTTTTCCCGCGCCTGCTCTGCCTTGTTCTGCATATCGGGGTCGATCTCGACCGGTTCACGCCTGGCAAAAGTCTTTTTGACCGACGCGATTTCTTCGTCCGAAATCTCCTGATATTTCGTTTTGAAATACTGCCATGAGACGGCAACTCCGGCCGCTCCGCCTATGATAAGGCCGAGGCCGAAGACCAATTTGTTATTCATCGGATTCCTCCTCATCGACTTTGATGGTCATAACGGTAAGGGCGAGACCGCCAAAGAGCATTGATGCACTCAGCAGAATCCCGCCCATAATATGACGCTTGCGCTTCGTATCGAGGACGTAATCAAGTCCTGCGATAAAACGCTCCAGCTCGTCCATTTCAGCACTCCTTTCCGGTCGAAAGCAGAGCCATTCCGCCGACAAGACAGATGCCGGACATCGCAGCGAACACATAGGAAACAAACGGCAAGATCTTACGCATGATAAAGACTCCTTTCTCAGTCATAGCTTGAAAAATAGTGGTGTTCTACCTGAAACATGGGAGTGCCGTAGTTGCTATACCGCCCGGCAGTAAAGAACATGACCTCGTAATTGGTCCGATTAAGCAGCTCCTCTTTTACAAGCTGCACAATATTGTCCATTACATAGCATCGGTCAACACGCCCGTTCCACATAGAAGAAAACTGGTTTTTCTGATAGATTACTTCGGCGACCGTATCAGGGAAGCGCTCGTGATCCACACGGTTCAAAATGGTATCTATCACAAGCCGTTTGCCCTCTTCGCATTCACCCTCGGCTTCCGCCATAGTGACAAGTGCAATAAGATCGATTTCCTCCTGCGAAATCGGATATGTCGGTTCATCAATGACTAAAGCCATGGTCTGCACTGAAATATCAGTAGTGTCCGGTTCTTCCGCTACGACTTCACACTCGGTATAAACCGGTTCGGGCGGGGATTCCTCTTTGGAAGCGGTGGTATAAACCATGCATCCGGCAAAAACGAATAACATACACAGGTTGGCAATTAAGCCGATTTTTACATGCTCAGGCATTTCAACATCACCTCGGAAAATATAAATCCACCCTCGAACCGTTGAAAGCCCAAGGGTGGTCAGATCGTTTTGCGCATCAAATCAAGTCGAGAATCGGCCCATCGACATTAAAGTCCAGAAGGATGTCCGACTCATAGCGGCCATCGACATCACGGCCGATCTCACGAATATTGAAATCAACGAAGCCGTCGGACTTCTCACTGTTCTTCACCCAGCCAACAACCTGACCGGCTTTGGTAATAGGCAGGCCCAGCCGTTCACAGACTTCATTCAGGAACAAATACCCGCGGGAAGTCAGTTTGTCATTGGCATAATTCTGCTCTGCACGCAGGAACATCATATTGTAGTCGTGGTCGCTCGCCAGATAACGGCTGGTGCTGAAGAAATGGGCATAATCGCTCAGATCGGCAGGATTGACAACATTGGCCATAGTCTTGACCTTCTTTTCCTTGCCGGTTTCCGGGTCGGTCGTTACCTCGTCAAACTTCTTAGCCTTGATGTTGTACTTCAATTCCTTATCGACCTGCTCGCCGAAGCGCTCGACAACGCGCTCACGATAGTCCTTGAAGCCCTTATCGACGGCTGCATACGCTGCGCTCAGAGCCACGTTGCGCTTCCGCAGAATATTGTTAGAGGCGAGAATGCTGGTGATGGAAAGCGTGCCGAGAATAACTGCGGGGGCGTAAAGCTTCGCGAAGCTTACACCGGTTTTGGCATAGATCACGGCGAGATCTTTCTTGGAATCCTCTACGGAGTAGTTCTCTCCGGCCTTGGTAATACCCTTTTCAACGGCGTCATGTACATCGTCAATGTCGTGCTTGACATCCTCGACGATCTCGTTCACCTTGAGTGTCGCTTTACACGCGATGATCGCACTCACAACCGTTCCGGCAACGCCGGCGACTACGAGGATCTCAGGGCTGTGCTTCTTAAGCTGAAAGCTGGCCTTACCGACGATTTTGCTGGCGCGGCTCATGATTTCGTTCTTATTCATTACAGTAAAAGCTCCTTTTCTAAAATATCAATCCAAGGGCATGGCCTTGGGCATCTTGACAATGTATCCGTCACGAACTCGGACAACAGACGCGCTGCGAATATCCGTCCATCCGTACTTGTTATCGGTGTAATTTCCGGTAACGCCAATCAGATCATAGAGATCAGCTACGCTGACCATTCCGTACACGGAGATCATCTCGTCCATTCTGGACAGAACATCTTCCGCTTCGCCGCGATTGGTGATTACATAATCCTCATAATCATAGCCGGAACGATTGCGCGGGGTATTTGCGGTAGGCCGGTCGTCTTTTCGACCGTAGTAGTCCTTATAAGAAATTCGCGAGGCGGTCGGACGACGGTTGTCGCCGCTCCGCCCGTTTACGCCGAGAAAGGCTCGTACGGCGTCAAGAATGACGTCTTTGATCGCGGGGACAATGATGTCCTGCATGATATAAGACTTCACGTTGTCTACATCGTCCGGAACAAAAGTTCCCGCCAGCTTTTCAAAGCCGTTCTTTTTCTTGACCTTGACCGCACCGGTCACAACTTTTTCGACTTTTTTCTCGGCAATGGCCTCCTGCGTCTCTTTGGACTTGTGGGAATTGGGCTTATATTCCTCCATTAGCTTCCTCCTAACTGGACTTCGACGAGCTTTCCGGGAAGCGAAATTCTGGTGCCCGCAACACGGTTGCTCTGTTTCTTATAACGATAGGTGAGATTGCTTCTCGCCTTCTTTTCGGAGGGGGCGTATGTCGACGCCACCCAACGATGCGCGATACACCGATCAAATTCCATGACCGGTCCGTCATATAAATACTGCTGCATACGCCGCCTCTCTTTCATAAAAAGAAAAGGGAAAACACCCTGTTACGGATGCTTTCCCTCGGTGATCCCGTTTTTTCTTTACTTGTCGGTGTCCTCGGAATCCTTGTCCTCAACAACGACCGCATCGGCCTCATAGATCGCAGTCTCTTCCTTTTCGGCCTTACGCTTATCGACCATCGGCTTGACAATGTACTTGTAGGCGACAACGCCTGCAATCACTGCCAGACCGATTCCGCCGGCAACCTTCAGTGCCTTTCCAGAACTCGTCTTCACGATCTCCTCCGTGGTCTCGATGACCTCGTTGTTCATGATTTCATTGGTATCCATAGTGAATCTCCTTTCAAATAATTCAGAAAATATGTGGGTTCTTCCATAAAAGAACCTGTAATTTTTGCGAAGTCGTTACTTCATGAAATCGTATCGAGGGGCTACCTGATAGTCGATCACGAGGCAGGGGGTATCGTCTTTCGCCAACTGAGAACTGAAATCCAACTCGATGTAACCGGTGTCGATGTTCCATCCGAGGTCTTCGCCGACCTTGATGCCATCCAGCCCGATCGCGTAGTAGAATTCATTGAGCGAAATATACATTTCGTCCCGCATCTGCCGGTTCAGTTCATTAGCTGCTTTTCGGATCTTATCAATGTCGGTTTTGAAATATCTTCCGGACAGTACATCGTAGCAAAGCGTATTTCCACGATCAGTGATAACGACCTCGCTGTTTTCGACAGGCTTATTTGCAATACGGTCCTTGGCGACAGAGTCGCGGATGCTGCGCTCCTTTTTATCGCCGATCGCTTCGACGACCTTCTCCTGATACTCCTTCAGAGCGGACTCGGACAAGGTATATGCCGTGGCAAGTGCGGCATTTCTGCGGATGTTGACCGAACTGGCCCCGATCAAGCAAGCGACGGAAGCACAGCCAACCGCAGCAGCGGGAATGTAACACCTCCACGCCGCTTTCACTCTCTCTGCATTCGGCAGAGGTTCGTCTGAACCATCAAACTCGGCGGCTTTTTCACGCTCATCAATCAGAATGAGCGCTTTCGGCGTGGCTCGAACCGCCATCACCGTTGTAGTGATCATTCCGGCAATTCCGATACCTGTCAGGATTTCCGGACTGTGGCGTTTCATGGCTGTTCGTACGCTTTTGACAATCGCCACAAAATCGGGTTTATTCATCAGTTTTCTCCTTTCAAATGAAATATTCTTCGTTTTCGTATTCGTCATAGGCATCGTAGTCGATTGGCGGTTCATATTCCACTTCACAACCCATGACGCAGCTATAAATCATTTCCATACTCTCGCTTCTCCTTTCAAATTTCTGCGCTATACAAATAGCAGCATAATTTCTTCTGCAACATCGCTTGCGACCCGGAATTTCAGTTTTGCTTCTTCGTCATCGGTCTCTCTGGCAAATAACTCCATTTTCAAAGCAAATTCGTTGATGATGTCATCCGCCGAAGTCAAGGGGTGATCCATGACCCGTTCGAGCAATTCATAGACAGCCCAGATGGAATAGGACGCCTTGAAGTACGATTCACGGGGCATGTCCTCGTTGGGAGATATAAGGCGTTCGTTCCGAAATCGCATAATGGTGTCGATCGCAATATCGTTCATACCACCACCTCGAAGAATAAAGAGAAAGAGCCCTTGTCAGGACTCCTCCTCATCTTCGTTTTCTTCTCTCTTAGCCAGCGCTTCATTTACTTTCTCTTCGATTTTTGCATCCATTTCTTTCTCGTCCACCCAATCGTGGAGTAATTCTGCTCCGAAACCGATAGCGGTGGCAACAAAGCCAAGGATCTTAACCATATTCGTAATATTTTTCATAAAGTGCTACCTCCTTTTCATAATAGCGCCTGTAAAATTTGCGAGGAATCAGACCGGAAAGGAATCCCATTCCTCCAGAGTACGAGGCGTGAAGACTGGTTCAACAATATAGACCTCCATGCCGTCGTCCAGCGTGACCTTCGTATGGTTGAAATCCACCCACATCAGTTCATCGCATACGGCCCAGCCGATCGTATCTCCGCCGTCGATCGGAGCCAACCCGAGAAATTCATAGAATTCGTTGACTGTTCCGTCCCCGCCTCTGATAGCGAAATTGCGGTTCAGATGGTACTCTGCCTGAAGCACCTTGCTGACCGTAGACTCGAAATACCGGTTTGAGAACTGGTCATAAAAGGTGTGATGAACTTCGGAGTCGCTTCCATCCGCGTCAAAGTCCAGTGTCGAATCATCAAGGAAGCCGGTCGTTCGGAGGGATACATCTTTGCATTTCTCCTTAACGATGGCTTCCATAATGGTCTTGTGCGTTTCTTCGCCATAGAGTTCTTTCACCTTGTCCGTATACTCCTTATACGACTGGCTGACCAGCGCATAGGCGCTTGACAACGCTGCCTGCTGTCGTCTGCTCAGCATGTTAGCTCCGAAAATGCAGGCCAAAGTGGAGGTTCCGATCAGCACAGTCGGAATATAACATTTCCATGTCAGACAGAGAATTTCCGGCTTTGACAGGTCATACTGATCGGTTTGCTTAGCATCTTCAATGAGCCTCATGGCTTTGGGGGTTGCTTTGACCGCCGAAACGGTCGTTGCCACAAGACCGAAAGCGCTAAGACAGGTGAGAATGGTCGGAGTGCTTCTTTTTAATCGCCGGGATGCCTTGTGTGCAAGGGTTTTGAGAAATTTCGGTTTCATGCCAGGGTTCTCCTTTCAATTATTTCATAGCGTTGAGCAGATCCAGAACATTCATCGCCTGCTCCCACGCTACCTTAAAATGTTTGGATGATGGATTGTTCTGAAAACCGGAATAGAGCTTCATTCTCCGTGCGAAGCAGCCGACCGCCTCGATATAGTCCTGAACCTTGCCCTCGGTCCTCGGTCTCAGCCATCCGGCAACATACCGACGAATCTCGTCGATCGCCCATTGCTGAAGACTTGTTTTCTCAAATTCTCCGCGCCATCGCAAATCGTATGGGCAGACTGTATAATCCATCTGGTAAACATCACACAGAAGCAATGAAAACTGCTCCATATCCATCAAATATCCCTCCCGTCTTAAAAACATAAGAGCCATTGCTGACTCAAAAAAGCAAGAGAACTCGTATCGGACTCGAACCGATAACCTCCACGGAAGTGTGGCGTTCTACCTATTGAACTAACGCCCGTTCTCTCATAATAGGACCTGTAATTTTTGCGAAGCTGAAAAAGAAAGAGTCCTTGTCAGGACTCCTCCTTCTTACTGATCTTTACAACAATTTCTTCTCCCTCAATCGTAGCCTCCAGTTTGAATTTCTCAGGATTATCCATAACTTCTTTCAGCAGCGACGGCTTGTGTTCAGACTTGCTCGGTTTCTTAAACCGAAGGTTTGAAACATCCATCTTGCCAATAATTTTACCGATAATACTCATATCAATTTCTCCTTTTCAGCAGGTATTTAGGTCTCATAATAGGACTTGTAACTGCTGCGAGGGCAAAAAGAAAGAGCCGTTGTTCGCGGCCCGATCTTTCAGCAAATCCAATTCTCTTTGGCAAAGAACAATGGTACGGCAATCATTCCAAATAAAACCAGCGCCGTAGCGTCGTTTTCCAGGGCAACCCCAAGGCTGCCGCAGACAAGCAATGCAATAGCATACAGTTTATTCTTCAATGTTTTCATATTCTTGTATCTCCTTTTGTAGAGTAATGCGATTTCTTCACAAAAGGAGCTGTAATTCGTGCGATTTATACCTCTTTTCTGTCAAAAACCGTCTCCCATTTGGCTTTTGGCAAGGGCTTCAGCTTCAATGCCCACATGATCTGCCGGATGGTTACGGTGGGGTACAGACCGTCCTTCGGCTTATTTGCCCGCAAATCGAAGAATTCTTTGAAACCGGGATGCAAATATAATTCATCCGTCAGCCATGGGTCTATCTCGCTCCACCAGGTACTCTTTATTTCTGCATCATACCGCTGCTGGATCACGGCAAGTCCTTTTTCGCCAATTTCAAACAAAGTGCAGCTATTATACACCGGATGGTCGCAAATATAGCGCCGTCCGTATAAGCCGAGGTATATGCTGGGTGCTTGATGATGGTATCTCATATATAACTCCGCAAAAACAAAAGGAGAAGCCCTCGTCAGGACTTCTCCTCCGCTTTATTAGTCGTCAAATAACTTGCATGACAATTTGCAATTCGGATACGGTCCACCGCACGCACGGCATCCGGCAGGCGGAATGTCGTCACCTCTTTCGTCGACATCCTCGTCGCGTTCGTACTCGTATTCCATTTCATCAATTTCCCATCCACAGGACGGGCAGGTGTAAATATCACAACCGCCTCGCGGATCTTCTCTGCGCTCCATCAGCGCGCCGCATTCATTGCAAATTGCGTAACCCCTATTCAGGTATTCGATCAATTCGATACCCTCGGGAAAGATTATTTTGTGGCTCATAAAACTTACCTCCAAATTTAATCCGAGAGGATCTTACACTCATTGTAAAATCTCCCTCTGTATTAAGTCAAGAGATAAAGCCGCTATATCTCCATAACAGGGGCTGTAAATTTCACGAAGGGTTAAAACGAAGAGACCGCGTTTTACACACGATCCCTCCGCTTTGAACCGACTTTACTTCTTCTTCGGCTTGAACTGGTTGAACAAATTTCGGAATGTTGTTGAGGTGAACGCCCCCGTTTCCTCGAACTTAAATCCTCTCTTCATCCAGACCGCATAGAATGCCAGCGGCAAGATCAATTCGGCTGCCGCAATACCGAGATTGAAGTACCGGGCTTTGACCTGCTCGTCAAGCTGTGCGTTGCGGAATGCGTCGTCGTGCTTCCAGTTGATCAGACGGTCCTGCGACTCGTTCTCATCAATCCGGCGGCGCTCGCTCTTTTCCTCAGCATCCAGCTCCAGCTTGGTTTCCTCGATACTCAACCGATAAAGGTTCGCCAAATCATCTACCGCAGATGACTTTTCCTTACTGCCCGTTTCCAGAGAGGCCAGGTCCTTAATCTGGGACTTGATTTCCTCATTCAACAGATCTCTGATTTCGCTCATAACGATCTCTCCTTTTCAAAAGTGGTTGATTGGTCCATAAAAGGGCTTGTTATTTGCGCGTAAGATAACTTTTCAGATTTACACGCAAGATGACGAACGGTTTCTTTCGGATGTCCTCGGTGCTTCGCCTGACCTCCAAGAACATATACGGTCCATCCGGATCAGAACTGTCAATTCGCAGTGTGCCGTCCGATTTCGCTGTGAGCCAGATGTAAATAGCTGCGACGCCGACTGCCATACCAAGAATGAAAAATAAAAGTTCCATGTCTGCCTCCATAAAATGTTTTTTCGGATTTTCTTACCAGGGATTTTTTCAGATACCAATTTAACATGGGTTTCTGTCACCCGCGTCCTGAAAATATAAAAAGAAAGAGCCGTTGTTAAGCGGCTCAATCTCTTTTTTTTATGTTTGCTTATAAGTTATACAGACACACTCCTTTCACAATAGGAGCTGTAATCAGTGCGAACCATCGTAAATAATCTTCTTACGAAGCTCTGACCATGTGATGTATCGGTCCTTCCGACAAACGGGGCAGAAGAACTTACACACCTTTCCGCCGATATCAACCAGTTCCTGCACTTCGGCTTCCAAGCGGCTCTGGCAATTCGGACAGTTGAAGCGGTAAACCTTGCGAACTGCGATGTCTACAATTTTCAATTCAATCACGCTCCTTGTTCAGCAGCCAGAAGAACCGTCGGTAGCAGTCGTAATAGACATCCTTGCAGCAGGGAATATCAAGCTGCACTTTCAGCACGTCGTACGACCAGCCCTCCGTAACCGCTTTGAGAATGTAATTGGACAGCTCCGCGCTGGCTCCGATAGCTGCCTGCTCCACTAATTTCATGCGTTCGAGATAGTACAATCTGGCGACAGCACACCGCTCAGTCGGACTGTTGCGCTGATTTGTTTTGGAGAACAGCATCAGCGTTTGCGGGTTTGCACCCAGATTACCAAGAGCCGCATATGCCCTTTTCCAAATTGGGTATTGCAGGCAGAAATGCTTCAACTCATAGTAGCGGTGCCGCTCGATCCAGTAAGGGCTTTTGTTTGACAGCTCCGGGCGAATGTTCGTACCCATCAGATTTTCTCTCCTTTCCAAAGAAATCCGGTCTCCTGATACAAGAGTTTCGGGGAAATGTAGAAGTTGATCCGTCCGTATTTCGAGTTCATCTCTTCGATACTTGTGACCAGCTTTCCATTGCGTGTGGCTTTTCCAATCGGTAGCCAGCCGGAGATAATGCCGGCTCGAACCCACGAGGCATCCTTGCCGTATACTCTGGCCGCTACACATACCGGGACAGAGCCGGGCCTGAATTCAGTTTCTTCCATCTGCTACGGCCTCCTTTCAATGGCTATTCTAAATTAGCAACTACCGCTAAGTACAAACAACCTCGGTGGAAAACTCGATCAACCAGCGCAGCATGGTCATCTCGCACGGATAGTCCTCAAAACCCAAAGTCTCACAGGTGATCAGCCCCTCCAGAACACCGCGTATGATCTCGGACTCATACTGCTTGTATGGAAATATAAAGTCGGGCAGTTCTCGATGAAACGCCCCACAGACCTGGCAGTGCAGCCGTCGTATTCGGATAAATTCGCTTTTACGGTTTTTCGTCCGTACAATTCTCTGCACACTGTCATAGTATTTTAAGCACCCGCCGCATCGTGGACAGGTTGATTCTGCCTTGCTGACCATATACAAATTCCTCTGAAAATATAAAGTGTAGGAGTTGACAATTCCTACACAATCATATATGATTACCAAGGGGAAATCAACGTCAAGACAGAAAGGAATGAGTTATGCTAATCAAATGCCCCGAATGCGAATTGCAGGTCAGCGATAAAGCCGCAACCTGTCCTCATTGCGGTTTCCCGCTTCAGCCATCTGTCAAATCCAGAAAGCCTCGTGCCAAGAACAATAAGCGTCGCCGTCTGCCCAACGGTTTCGGTCAGATAAGTGAAATCAAGAACCGAAACCTGCGTAAGCCGTTCCGCGCCATGGTGTCCGTCGGAAAGACCGAGACCGGAAAACCCATTTGCAAGCCGTTGAAGCCGGAGTCTTATTTTCCGACTTACAACGACGCTTACGCCGCTCTGGTTGAGTACAACAAGAACCCTTATGATCTTGAGCCGTCCATAACCGTTAAAGAACTCTACGAGAAATGGACTGCCGAATATTTCGATACTATCAGTGAAGAAAGCGCACGCGGTGTCAAATCGGCATGGGCGTATTGCTCGTCCGTAGCTAACATGAGAGTCAAGGACATTCGCGCCCGCCATGTGAAAGGCTGTATGGATGAAGGAACCATAACGATTCGAGGGGAAAAGAGAACGCCAAGCGCCACGACCAAAAACAAGATCAAATCGCTTTTCAATCTGATGCTGGACTATGCCCTGGAGTACGAATTGGTAGACCGCAACTATGCCAGAACATTCAACCTTACGGATGATACCATCAAGGAAATCCACAATGTAAAGCGGGAGCATATCCCGTTTACGGACGAGGAAATGGAAAAGCTCTGGGCTCATGTTGATGACAAAGTCGGTGTCGATATTCTGCTGGTGCAGTGCTATTCCGGTTGGCGTCCGCAGGAACTCGGTTTACTGCGTTTGGAGGATGTCGATTTGGAAAACTGGACTTTCCGAGGTGGCATGAAGACCGAAGCCGGCACAGACCGTTCTGTCCCGATCCATTCGAGAATTCGCTCCATTGTCGAACGAAAATATAAAGAAGCCCAGAGTGTTGGCAGCGAGTATCTCTTTAACTGGCTCGATTCTGGGAACCGGAGCAAAAATATAAAGCTCACCTATGCACGCTACCAACAGGCGTTTGGCAGAATACGAGATGAGCTGAATTTGAACCCGGAGCATCGCCCTCACGACGGCCGGAAACACTTTGTTACGATGGCGAAGAAATACGGTGTTGACGAGTATGCGATCAAGTATCTGGTCGGCCATAAAATCTCGGATATCACCGAAAAAGTTTATACCGCTCGTGAGTTTGAGTGGCTCCGAGAGGAAATCGAAAAAATAGGATAGAGTGTAGGAGTAAAATTGTAGGAATAATGCATAAATAATACATGAACAACCTACATTTCTCCTCACTCTACCACTTCTAACGACTGCTTAAATCCTTGATTTTACTGGACTTTTGCGGATAGCCCCGCCTAAGTTGTTTCTATTATGGAAACGAAAAAACCAGAGAAATCAAGGCAAAAAGCGGCCGGATGTAGGAATACTCAAGAAGTAATCTACACTCAGCCGCTTTTTATCACCCCGTTTTACCTTCTGAAAGGTTACCGCTCAGATCGTCTTGACATAAATATCCCCGTTATTCCCAAGGCTGCTCGCAGGGACGGTTTTACCCGTTAGTATCTGCGCTTCCTCAAGCGTCCCGGTGATGACAGCCCCGCTTTTATCGTGAGCAGTATAGCCTTTCTTCAAAGCCGACGCCACCACAGTATCAGAGGTCAGATCCACAAGGACCTTGCCTCCGTAGACGACCTTGTTGTAGCCCATTCAGTCGTCCTCCTTAACCGATGGTGACGGTCTTGCCGCCGGCAGCGTTGTCGCTCTCGGTATACGGAATCTTGTTCACTGTCACCTGTGACAGACAGTTGTAGCCCTCGTCGGGCAGAACCTGCTGAGCCGTGCTGGTGGACGGTGTGACCGTCTTCGCCTGCGGCTTCATGTTCTCGGAACCCGACATCGTACCCTCTACGCCGAGGATCGTCACTCCCTCGCGAATGTTGGCTGCGACAAGCTTTGCCTGTTCCTCCGCCTTGATGGCGACCGAGCCGGAACCATCGTGATAACCCAGCGGGATCGTGAACGAATCAGCAACCTCCGCAATCACGCCCGTCACAGCACCCTTATTGGGCATCGTGCCTGTCACCTTCGCTCCGCGTGCGTAGGCGATCTTGCCCTCCAGAATTTCCGCAACGGCAACATCCGCATCGCCGGAATCCACGTCAAAGGTACAGGTACCCGTGATGACAGCGCCAGATTTGTCGTGTGCGGTAAGACCCTTGAGCAGTTTGTCCGCAGACACGGTGTCGCCGGACAGGTCGATCAGGGTCTTGCCTCCGTAGATTACTTTGTTGATGTACTGATTGGCCATAAGGATGGACCTTCCTTTCTTCCGCTTACAGCGGCATAGTATAATACAACAAAGTTAAGTGGGGGGGGGTACTTGTCAGCCCTTGTCCTCACCCACCTCGTTATATTCTGATTTACGAAGAGGAAGCTTGTTTACCTCGTTCATAATCCGTTTTGCAGAGCCGTTCCCACCCATTTTTTCGTACGGCTTGTAGAGATATTGGTAAAGATTTTCGTACTCGTCCTGGGTGATGTGGCCCCGGTCAATGTACATCATGCCGAGATATACGATCCGGTCATGAGCAAGCCCGACCAGCATTTCCGTTTTCACGTCCCTGCTGTCCGACCGCTTATTGACGAAAGCCCAAAACCCGGATGATGCGATGACGGAGCAGACAATGGTGACGACCATTTGAATCCACGGCTCCATACGGCACCTCCTCTTAAAATTTGTAGAAGGGTTTATCGCCGCCCTCTACGGCGTAACGCATCCAGTCAAGAAGCACGATGGCTGGAACGGAAAGTGCGCACCACAGCGCCCAGAATTGCGGACAGATCTGCCCCAGCAGGTTCCCCCAGAGGCCGGAGTAATCCCAGACCCCCATTTTGAACCACACGTTCAGCACCAGTCCGCTCACAAATTCCACCGCCGTGATACCAGTGCCGCAGATAAGTCCCTGCGCCCACAGCGGGCATTCCCATGGTAGCTCCGCACCGAAGCGTTCCAGCGGAACCGCCAACACGATGGCAAGCGCCAGCATGGTCCAGCTAATGCTCTCCGGTCTGCTGTGCGCGGTTTTCCAGATTATCTCCAGAAAGAAGTAGACCGTTCCGGTCCAGCTCCATAGAAGCAGACTCAAAACGGCCTTCCTCATCTTTCCGTTCCGGTTCTCGATTTTCCTTGACGGCGAACCACCCGGACTCCAGCCCATGGCGCTTACGCCTCGCCAGCCTGCGCTGCGGCAAGGATAGCCGCCATGTTGGCCGCAAGGTCCTCCGGAAGCTCGCTGCCGTATGCAATGGCCTCTACGTCCTTCACCGTTTCGCATCGGCGTACCCATGCCGCAAGGTGGTTGTAGTAGGTCGTGTGATATAGCTTGTGCTTCGTTGCAGCCTTGCCCATCACCAGGATATCGGCGGCGGAGAACATAGCGCAGAGCTGTCCGTCCAGATGGTACGGATACTCCGTCATGCCGGCTTCGATGCTGGCCGCTGCATTGGTCAGGTTAATCTGATCCTCGTTGGTCAGCGAGATATGCCCACTGGTGGAGGAAAGCGCCACATCACAGCCGTTTACGATGGTCTCGTTGCAGCTCGCGCTGAGCTCTGCCAGCTTCTCCGTCTGAGCCTGCTCTACCGTCTTTCCGAGGATTTCCTCCGTTGCCACCATGTTCGTGATAACGCCCTCATTCGCCACGATGGCTACGAACGGGCCGTGCTCCTCCCATACGCTCTTCAGCGCCTCCGGCAGCTCCGCCCAACCGGGCAGGACCTCCTCGGCGTCCGCAATGCTGCAATGGGCATTGTTCCATTCAGGTTCGATTTTGATGATCGTTTTCATAGTCGCCTTCCTCCCTTAGCACATGCGCATCCAGACACCGTTGACCTTCTGGTATTCCTCGCCCGCCGGTGCGCTGGCAATGGTGTAGCAGCCGCTGGAGTCCGCAGAATCCGAAACCAAGATTTCAGATGAAAGAGCCAAAGCGGGACGAGCGCAGCGGTCGCCGCCGTATACGATGAAGTCGTCGACGCTCCCATCCGTGCGCACGCCGTACGCGCCGTTGCCGTCGCCGGAGCCCGGGGAGCGAAGCCACCAGATGACTGCTGTGGTGGTTTCGTCCTGATACGCGATGCGGTTCGCCTGCGTGCTCAGATAG